ATGAACAATAATTTAAAATTTATTAAAGGAGATGCGATAGAAATATTTAAAAGTTTTAAAACTTCCGCTATTCTTATGCACGGTGCAAACTGCCAAAATATAATGGGAGCAGGAATTGCAAGACAAATAAAAAAAACTTTGCCAGAATTATTTATAGCAGATACCAAATGTGATTTTTCGCCAAAAGAAAAATTAGGAAAAATATCTTACCATAGATTTCCTGTTGGAGATAAAGGTCAGGAAAAAATTGGAGTCAATCTTTATACACAATTTAATTTAGGGGCAGATTTTTCACTTAAAGCATTTGAAAAATCACTTGAAATTTGGCAGGAAGTATCTGAAAGTTTATCACTCACTAAAGATTTTACTTATATTTTACCAAAAATAGGTTCTGGAATTGGTGGAGGAAATTGGAAAGAGATACTTGATGCAATTAAAAATCATTTTTTAGTTTCCGAAAAAGTAATAATTGTAGAATATGATAAATGAATTTTATAGAAGAATTTAAGAAAGGACAAGAAGGTGGCAACAAAGGACTACCAATGGGAGAGGGATTAAGTAATGTTTCAAGAGCAATAAATGGAGTGCAGCAAGGTAGATTATATGGCGTTGCTGCATCACCAAAAGCTGGTAAAAGCACATTTTCAGATTATGCTTTTTTACTTAATCCTTATTTATATTCTATAAAAAATAATATTAGTGTAGAATGGATTTACTATTCTTTTGAATTAGATAGAGTTAGTAAGGAATTTGATTTTGCTACTTTCTTTCTTTATTTTGATTTTGGAATAATTACAATTGATTTACCAAGTGGTATAAAAAAGAAAAAGAAAACTTTTGTTGAATTATCTCCAGATTATCTTAGAGGTAGGATGCAAGATGATGATGATAATATAATAAAAGTAAATACTGAAATCAAAGAAAAATTAAAAATTGTATATGAAAAAAGAATAATACCTTTATTTGGAGAATTTTCTAATAATGGAGTTCAAATTAAAAAAGGAGTGATAAACTTTATCGAACAAAAAGATAACCCAACAGGGATATACAAATCGTTAAAAGTTTTCGCTGAAAAAAATGGTAAATTTATAACTCAAAAATTTGGGAAAGGTATAAGAATAACAGGTTATAAACCAAACAACCCTAAAAAATATACAATAATTATTACAGACCACTTGAGAAAACTTATTCCAGAACGCAGTTTTACAATGAAACAAACTGTGGATAAATTTCTTGAATATTCAGTAGAATTAAGAAATTGGTGTCAGTTCACTTTTGTTCATATAATCCATCTAAACAGAAGTTTGACAGATACTAAAAGGATGTCTCTATTCGGAGATAATTTGTTTCCTGATTCTGATATGGTGAAAGATACAGGAAATATGGCGGAAGATGTAGATTACTTATTTACTATTTTTAACCCAAATGATGAAAAATATAATTTGACACATCATTTTGGAGAAAGAATAAGAGATAAGCATAATAATCCTTTGTTTCCATATAGAAGAACCGTTCATTTAGTAGAGAGTCGCCATTGTGAATTTCCGCAACATTTTAAAACAGACATGAATGGTGGAATCAAGAGTTTTAAGCTTGTAAAATAGCATATAAAAACAAATTAAATAAAATTAAAATGAGTAATAAAAAAACTCCTTTAATTGAAACAGTTTGTATTGATACTCTAACAGGTATCCAGAGTGAATTGTTTAACAGTAATAGTAAAAAAGCTAATCATGATACTTGGTTAGATTATGGTAAAGGGATATGGAATTTAATATCTGAACTACAACGTTTAGGTTATGAAATAATTTTAATACTTGGAGAACCTGGTAGATTTGCATAATAAAAATATTATGCGTATATTTGTAGTATGATAAAAAAATATAAATTATATGTGTTGTATAATAGCAATACTTTTAAGATTAGATATGTAGGAATTACAACTCAAAAATTAAAAGTAAGGTTATATCAGCATTTAAAAATCAAACATAAAAATTCTTATAAAGAAAATTGGATTAAAAAAATAAATTTTAAAGTTAATATTAAAAGTGTCAAATCAAATCTTAACAAAATAGAAGCAAGAAAATTAGAGGTTTGTCTAATTAGAAAATATAAAGACAGTCATAAACTAGTAAATCTACAAGACAGGGGATTTTGTGGGGATTTGAAATTACTAAAAAAAGATACTTGTGATAAAATTTCAAAAACTTTAAAAAATAAATACGTAAATGGAGAAATAAAAATTAATGGTGGTAAAGTGGTATATGTATATTCAAACACAGGAAAATTTATAAAAAGATATAATAGTAATATGTCTTGTGCTAGAAATTTAAATATTCCACATAAAAAAGTAAGTTTTATATGTAATAACAAAGGGTATTATAAAAATTATACTTTTACAAGAAAATTTATGTTACCATTAAAAAATTATATTAAATGTTATGATGTTTTAACAGGTAAATTATATTTATTTTTTAAAAAAGAAGAATTATCTAAATTTTTAAATGTGAATGGTACACCATACAACAAACATTATAATACAAATTTTTTTTACAAAGGTAGATACAATATTCGATATGATAATAATCTACCCCCTAAATTAACATCTTATATAATTCATAATAATAATTACTATCCTAATTTAAGTAAATTATTAAAAACTGAAAAAAATTTAAGCTCTGTTAATTATAAAAAAATAAGGACGTGTTTAAATAACAATACAATTTTTAAAATAGAGAATCATACAATTACAAATTTACAACGTGCTTGGTATAAATTGGATGAATTGCGGGAAACTCTTTAGAATCTTAATTACTAACTTTAAATAGAAATATATTAAAGGGCAAACAGTAACTTGTTTGGTATAGTAAAAATATTAAGAATTAGACAATCCGCAGCTAAGCTCCTGAAAGACATAAAAGTATGGAGAAAGTTCAACGCATAGGTTATGAGTTAGTCAAAACAATAATTAACCCAAGAGTGTCCAACATTAAATTTTAATGAAGATATATGCTGAACTATATAGAGATATATAGAAATCATAAGATAAAAAACTTATGAAAATAACAAACTGACAGGAAAATCCACAGGGATGCGAACTTTACCTTCTAAAACTAATGTTTGGTTCAACGCAGATAATAAAAATCCAGTATGGATTGGTGGAAAAGCTGAGTATGGAACAAAACAAAACCCCAAAATGCCATATCATTTAGTCCCTAAAAATTATCGGGATATTATAGATCATCTAAAAGAGATTGAAAAAAGAGGTATGGTTGCAGAAGAAAAATATGCAATCTTAACTGGACATACTGAAGATTATAAAACAGGAATACAAATGAAAAAACGACTAAAAACATTAGGAAAAATTGCTACAAAAATGCAATTAGAAGGACGTTTAGAAACTGTACTATATGCAGAAGTAATCAGAGATGGAGAAAAACCAAGATATGTCTTAACAACAGAAAATGATGGTTTTAATACAGCTCGAAGTCCAATGGGTTTATTTGAACCAATAATTGATAATGATTATAATTTTGTAATCGAAAAATTAAAAACTTTTTAACAAATTAATTAACAATAAAAATTTAAAAAATGAGTAACGAATTAGAAAACAAAGAACAAGAAGGAAACATTGAAATTAAAGTTTCAAAAGTATTAGAAATGCTAAACAATGGTAAAACAAGAGAAGATATTGGAAAACATTATAGTTTATCTAAATCCGAAATTGCACAAGTATTTAAACATCCTAAATTAAAAGGAAAAAAAACTGTGAAACCAAATCGGTTTTTAGTTTTAGATGATACTGCTGAAGAAATTATTGAAAAAAGTGTAACAGAAGAAGTAGAAAATTAAAATATTTTATATATTTTTGTAAAGAGTTTTCACATAATAATATAATTATAATTACAAAAAATGAGTGTAAAAAATACTTGGGGAGTAAACCCAGAAGGAAAAATTCAGTCGGATACCGACAAATCATTACAATCAGCATCAGGTGGAGCTTTTGGATTAAACAAAGGATTTATCACTAAATTTGAATATAATGCAAATGCAGGAAAAGATGATTCTCCAGCAGATGCTATAGATTTTACGATTAAAGTAGGAGAAAAAGAATTTAAAAGTAGAGTCTATGATATTACAGGACCTTTGTATAAAAATAGTGAGCAAATTGAACCAGATGCAGAAGGCTACAACGATTTGTTTAATTCAGAATTAAAGCAACGTCAAGCTGTTATAACACATGTTTGCAAAGCTTTGGGTATCACAGAAAAACAAATCGAAGTAGCTGTTAAGAATGGTGGAGTTACTGATTTTGCAAGTTGGGCAAATGTAATCACATCTTTAAAACCAGCAAATTTTGTTGAAATACCAATTGATGTATTTTTAGAGTATCAATGGAGCATTAAAGGTGACAATAATAGAACATTCTTACAATTACCTAAAAATATGAAAGGCGGAAGATTTCTGTCCCCACATATTATTCCAAATGGAAAATGGACTGAAAATAAAGAAGAAGGTTTAAAATATATTGATGCAGGTGGTGCTATACATCCATTTACTAAAAGTGAAAATTTTATGGAAAGCAACAAAGCTATTCAACAAATTGAAGGTGAAGAGAATATAAAAGATAAACAAGAGGATGAAGGTGTTGCTAATAAACAATCTGCTTGGTAGATAAAACCTTGTTAAGAGGTTACATTAGTAAAGAACAAATATTGGAATATGTCTCCCAAGAAGACATATTCCAATTAGTTTTTGGTTACAAACCCATTGAGTATCTGCATGTCACATCCCCCTTCAGAAAAGATATAAATCCTGGGTGTTGGTTTGAGGTAGATGTTTTAACTGAAAAATTAAGATTTGTTGATTTTGCTAATAAAGAAGTAAAAAACAGAATTAAAATGTCTAATATAGATTGTTTTGATGCTGTAACAATTTTTTTTAAAATGCCTAGTTTTTACCATACTTTAAATTTTATTAAAAAAGAACTGATAACTAATAAAAAAATAAAAAATAAAATTTTTCACAGAGAACCTGCGAAAAAAAAAGTAAAGAAACATACAACTATTACGGTTAATACAAGAGCATTTAATTATCCAGATAAAGTTTTTTGGAGTAAGAGATATAAAATTACACAAAAACAATTGCTTTCTGATAAAACATTTGGAGTATCTAAATTTAAAATAGATAACCCAAGAAAAAATATTAATGTAATTATCCCCAGAACAATAACTTATGTTTATACAGGATTTCAAAAAGATAGAAAAAAGATTTATTCTCCTTATAATACGAGTAATAAATTTATAACAAATTGTAATCAAGAAGATGTAGGAGGAATAAACACATTATCTTTTCTTAAAAATTTTTTAATAATAACTAAATCTTATAAAGACTATAGAGTTTTAAAAAATCTTGGATTAGATGTAATTTGGTTTCAAAATGAAGGTGCTTTCCCAATCAACAAAGAATTTTGGAAAACAATAAATAAGTATTCAGAAATAATAGTATTTTTTGATAATGATAGAGCAGGAGAAGAAGCATCAGAAAAATTATTAGACTATTTAAAAAAAGGATTCTTTGGTATAACTAGAAGAATTTCATTTTCAAAAGAGTTGTTAAAACAACGAATCAAAGACCCATCAGATTCAGTGCATAGAAAAAATATTCAATATTTAATTAATTTTTTAACTAATAATAATATATCAATATGAAAATTTTAATCAATTATTACATAGATTTATTACATTCAATTTCCAATTTTGAAATTATAGTTAATATTATAAATTACTTACACACATTTTTAAAATAATAATTTAAAATACAATAAAATGATTTTAAATAAACCAAAAGCTGATGTAGAAAGTTTTGGAGAAATAGAGAACAATAAAGTTGGCATAGACATTAGTAATCTCAATTTTATAATCCAGCTTCTTTCTACAAATTTATATTCTAATCCAATAGAATCTTTTTTAAGAGAAACAGTCAGCAATGCTTGGGATTCGCATAAAGAAGCTGGAATTGATGAACCAATAATATTAACATTAGAAAAAAATTCCGCAGATGATGTATTTTGTATAATAAAAGATTTTGGAGTGGGGATTAGTCCAGAAAGATTTAATAGTATATATAAAAATATTGGTAGCTCTACTAAAAATGCTGATAATCAACAAATTGGTGGTTTTGGTATTGGCAGATTTTCAGCACTAGCCTACTCTGATGTAGTAAATCTAACTTCTATTTATCAAGGTAAAAGCTACTCTTATCTAATGTATAAAGAAGCAGAACAAATTAATATAGATTTACTTCACACAAAAGATACAGAAGAAAGAAATGGATTTGAAGTAAAAGTTCAGATAAATCTATCAGATACAGCAAAATTTGCAGAAGTGATAACAACAAAATTATTATTTTTTGAAAATTTATTTATAGAAGATAAATTAGGTAGTAGCCTCAATTAT